CAAGATGCGAACATCGCCACGCACGGCTTTTATCATCGCCGCTGGACTGACGCACTAGGCTACCTGGTTCCACCATACTTCAGCTCCGACTACAACGACTCATGGAACACGGAAGTCGCTGATACGATTGGCCGGCGAACCTACCTGCACCACGTCTACACCGAGCACATGCATCCTGTTGTGAACAAGGGGCCATGGGACACGACGCACACCGAGCGGCTCGCCCGTCATCAGCAGGACAACGTCCAGGCGATTTACAATTCCAAGGCGCATGAGCGTATCGAGGATGCCAACAAGCTACGAGCAGCTATCGCTGCGTTCACCGTCTAGGAGTGCGTGTGTCGCCTAAGTGGAACATCCTGATTGCGACTCTTGGACAGCGAGGTGATCGGTTTAAGCGTCTTACTGATATCCTCATGCCGCAAGTCGACAAGTACGATGGTGATGTTATCGTCACAGCACTGTGGAATAACGGTGAGCACTCGCTGTCGCACATTCGGCAATCGCTTATCGAGCGTGCTGATGGTGAGTACGTTTCGTTCATCGATGATGACGACATCGTGCCGCACTATTTTGTCGACGAGGTTGTGAGCCGACTGGACGGTGTTGATTACGTCGGCTGGCGAATGCAGACGTACATCGACGGGAATCCACTTAAGCCGACATACCACAGCCTGAAGTACGATCACTGGTGGGATGACCCTGAGGGTTATTACCGCGATGTAAGTCACCTTAATCCAGTGAGATTGCAGCTTGCTAGGCAGGCTGATTTTCGAAAGACTGTGCCACCTGAAGATGTTGCGTGGTGCGATCAGATGCGCGGTCTCGTCATCACCGAACACTACATCGATCGCATCATGTACGAATATTACTCGTCCAGTGGTGACAGCACATGGCAGCCGGGATCTGTGCCTGTGTCTGCGAAGCAGCACACGCGTGTTGTCGTCAATAGCCCTTACTTCTCATATCACCCGGGGAGTTCCACGTGAGAGTACTTATCACAGGCACTGCTGGATTCGTGGGGAGTCATGTCCTCGAGACGGTGTTGCAGAAGACTGATTGGGATGTCGTCTGTATTGATTCACTCAAGGCCTGGCATAATGGGAATGTCCGGTCGACGATGCAGGCTATGTCTGATTTGCGACAGGCTGGGCGTGGTGTTTCTCATATGACGCACGATCTCTCGGTGCCATTTCGCAATCAGCAATTTGACTTCATCGGTGACATTGACTACATCGTGAACATCGCGTCGATGAGTCAGGTTGAGGCAAGCATTAAGGACCCTGTTGGCTTCATTAGCAACAATGTCCAGTTGATGCTCAACATGCTTGAATTGGCGCGTGAAACGGGACCGCGTCGATTCATTCATATGTCAACTGACGAGGTGTACGGACGGACGTCCCCCTGCGCCCCAGCAGATCACCAGCCAAGCAGTCCGTATGCCGCCTCTAAGGCGTCTCAGGAGGACATCTGTCACTCGTACAGGCGTACGTTCCGAATTCCGGTAGCGATTGTCAACAGCGCCAATATGTTTGGTCAGAGGCAGTCTGAGCTGGCCTTCATCCCCAAGGTCGTGCGCTGGATTAGCGAGGGCACTCGAATTCCCGTGCACTATTACGCGGATTTCCCAGGTGGTCGGCATTACACTTACGTGAAGAATGTTACCGAGCACATCATTGGACTTCTCCGTGAAGACGCTGAGCACACGAGTAAGTTGTTCCAATTTCCTGAGCGTATCGTGCTCCAGGGGCAAGAGTACGTGGACAATATGTCACTCGTCAATCGCATCGGTGACATGATGGGTAAAGCACCGTACGCCATTAAACAGCGCGGTGAAGATGCACGACCGGGTTGGGATCCGAAGTACGCAGAGCTTATTCCGAATCAAGACTGGAGTCCGACCCATTCATTTGATGAGGGTCTTGAGCAGACTGTGAAGTGGCTGGTGGAGCAGCTGTGAATGAACATCTTTCGGACGCGATGGCGCATGCATATCGCAATAACTGGTTGAGCACGTATGATTGGGCGGGTGCGCAGGTTCGACGACAGGTGAGTCAGTACGACCCACTAGACATTCGCATCCTTGATGTTGGCGCTGGGCAGGGTAAGTATCGAGTGCTTCTTGCCGATTACCCACAGATGGATGCCATCGAGATTTTCGAGCCATACATCGAAGAACATAGGCTTCATGAATTGTATGACACTGTGTACATCGGTGATGCCGCGTATGTTGTCACGCAATTCCCCGATGGCACGCACTGGGATGTGGTCATTTTTGGCGATGTGCTTGAGCACTTGGATCTCGAGCGCGCACAGCAGATGCTGCTTGATTTTGAGCGTGTGTGCACTGAATACTACGTGATCGTTCCCTATGATTATCCTCAGGGTGAGGAAGACGGGAACATCCATCAGCGTCACTTGCAGGATACTCTGACCCCTGCGAAGATGGTGTTTCAGTACCCCCAGCTCTCGCTGGTGGCAGTAGAGTCTACCGTTGATGGAACGCCGTTCAAGGGGCTGTACAAGAGGAGGACTAACTCGTGAGTGCGGTCAGCTGGGTGGGACTTGGTAAGTTGGGGCTGCCGTGCGCATAAGCCTTGAACGTGTATGGCGGGCATGATGTTCTCGGCTACGATATCAATGGTGGTGCGACTGAAGAGGGAAAGTTTGTGTCACGAACTAATTCCCTTGACGATGTTGTCAAGCACACTGATGATGTCGTGTACGTCGCTGTCCAGACGCCGCATGCCGCTGATTTTGGTGGCGAAATCGCGATGGATGATGACTTCGTACCTGAAGATTTCGAGTATGGCTATCTCATCAACGCGGTGCGTGCGATCGCTAAGACGGCAGGTGATCTTGGCAAGACCATCACGATTGTCATCGTCTCGACTGTGCTTCCCGGTACGGTCGACCGTGACATTCGTCCGTTGCTCAATGTGCACACACGACTTGTGTACCACCCGTTTTTCATCGCCATGGGCACCGTGATCGATGACTTCACCAACCCAGAATTCGTGCTGCTCGGTGTGGACACTCCGGGTGACGAACAGCGGGTCCTTGATCTCTATGATGGCATGCATTCTTCGCCGCCTTGCGTGGTCTCGATTGCGTCGGCTGAACTTACGAAGGTGGCCTACAACACCTTCATCACTATGAAGATTGTGTTCGCCAACACGATGGCGGAAATGTGCGACAACACTGGCGCTGACGTCGATGAGGTGACGACCGCCCTCGGCTATGGTACTGACCGCATCATCTCGACGAAGTACCTCACCGCTGGAATGGGTGATGGCGGAGCGTGCCACCCGCGTGACAACATTGCCATGTCAGCGCTTGCGGTCAAGCACAACATGTCGGTCGACTTGATGGGATATCTCGTCTCGGCACGGCAGGCGCATGCGTCGTGGCAGGCAAGTCTCATTGTGAAGTGGCAGCGCCTCACTGGACTGCCAATCACCATCTTCGGTATGACATATAAGCCGGGTGTCGATTCTACTGCAGGCTCTCCCGCGATGCTACTCGCTGATCTTCTCGCAGGTGCAGGCATCAAGTTCTTGCACACTGACTTCATCGTTGAGGGCAAGGACCCGTACATGTCCACCTCGTCTTTCACAGCACGCATTTTCTTCATCGCGACGAAGCACCCTGAATACGCCAACATCACGTTCCCGAGCGGTAGCGTCGTGATTGATCCGTTTGGTTACATTCCTGCGGCTTCGCACATCACGCTTGTTACGCCCGGTCGTAAGTAGGAGGTCCAGTGGTGACTCGCGGAATCGACGTCTCACGTTATCAGGGATATCTGAACTGGGAAGCGATGCCTGACTGGGTCGAGTTTGCCTACATCGGTTTGATGGATTGGCGAAACAACTGCGTCGATAAAATGGCACGAACGAATGCTATCAACGCGAGTCGTACTCGAGTTACTGGCGGGTACTATCGGGTTGATGCTGTGAAGCGTTCGCCGTATGCTGAAGCGATGGACATGCTCGGTGTCATTGATGCACTTGGCCTCATGCTTCCTGGTAATCTCTTTCCGGCTGTTGACATCGAGCCGACAACCGACGTCGCTGGCAACGCTAAGGTTGACTGGGCCCAATGGAGTCAGGACTTTTCTAGTTCGTGGTACGTACTTAGTGGAGGCATTCCACTGATGATGTACAGCTCGGGCAGCTTTCTTCGTGACAAGATCAGGGCGTCGAATGATGCTGATGATTGGGATTCACGCACACGCTTCTGGGTTGGGCATACTGCAAAGTGGGCTAAGCCAGCAGGTCAAACCGCGGAGGAATTCGCGGGCAAGACCGATTTCACGTTCGGTGGTCGGACTGTGATTCATCAGTTTGACTTGGAGACCATCATTCCCGGTGCCCCAGGTGGAATTCGGTTTGACCGCAATCAGCTGATGGCTGGTGTCACGCTTAGCGACATCACCATTTCGATGGTAGTGTAAGGGGAGTTATGGTCAAATCACAGTGGTTGCCCGGGTGGGCGAAGAATCCGCTCGGTGGTGATGTACGCGGCAAGCTTTACCAATTTGTGGAAAATCCCAAGTGCTGCCTGCACACGACCGAGGGTACGTCCATCGCAGGTGCGGTTAATGCATACGCACCTTATCCGCCTCACGGCATTTATGACTGGCGGACGAGGGAAGCTAAGCAGCACATCCCACTGGACCTTGCATCGTACTCCGCGATGGACGGCAATGACGACGACTTCATGGTCCAGATTGAGCTGGTTGGTTTCGCGCACGACACACGCAACTGGCCCGACATCGCGTACCGCAACATCGCAGCCGACGTCATTGGGCCGATTGCCGATGCATTCGGTGTGCCGCCTGAGAGCATCGAGAAGCAGTGGCTTGATGACACTGATGGTGTCACGATCGCATCACCGAACTCGCCGCTTCGCATCACGCCTGCGCAGCTTCGTGACTTCTCTGGTTGGCTTGGGCATCAGCACCTGCCCGCGCCTGACTCGCACTGGGACCCCGGTGCACTCGACATCGCACGACTCATTCGGTACGGATACAACAATGAGGAGAACGACATGACCCCTGATGAAGCGGCTCTACTCGCCAACGTTGCGCACAACGTCGAGCGCATCAACGCGTTCCTGTCCATCACGGCTGACGCGCCGGTGAACCCGGCTGACGGCGAGCGCGAGACCCTGTTCGACGCCACGTGGCAGGCTGCCGCTGAGGCCAAGGCGCGTGATGCCGCCGAGCTCAAGGCGATGACGGACAGTTTCGCCGCAATGCAAAGTGTTCTCTCCGCCATTTCGGGCAAGCTCGACAAGATGGGTTCCGGCATTGGCGGAAATGTCACGAAGGCCGACGTGCAGGAAATGCTTGACAAGTCGCTGGCTCGACTCGACATGATCCTCAAGCCGTCGGCTCAGCCGCTGTAGCACCTGGCTGCGCAGTCATTTTCTCGTGGCTGCGCAGCCTCTCGTTCGTGTAAGGCAACGTCACTGTTGCTAAGATAGCGCAATGACCGCCGGTGGAATGACGCGCAGCGAAGTCGCTGGCGCTTCTGCACGCGCTTTGATGAGTTATCTCGAGCGCCCGCCGGGTTGGAACCCCCGCCCTCACCAGATTCCACCAGCTGGAAACTGGTATGGCTGGCTTTTGAACGCGGGTCGTGGTTCTGGAAAAACCCGCACGTGTGCGCAATACGTGATCGATCATGTGAAGGGCCCGCCGTGTCTACCCGGCAGCACACCTCACTGGATTGGTATCATTGGTCCGACGCTTGGAGACGCTGTCCAGGCGTGTTTTGCGGGGCCGGCGGGGATTGGACCGAACGACCCGACCTCTCGTATTGCGGGAGGTCTAGGCGGCACTGTCATCAAGTGGAGTAACGGCTCGCAAGCGAAGCTATTCGGGGCTTCCACGCCTGATGATATCGAACGTCTACGCGCAGGCGGTAACACATGCCTAGTATGGGCTGAAGAACTCGCGGCTTGGCGTCATCTCGACAAATGCTATGAGCAGATGCGGTTTGGTCTTCGTACCGGTAAGACACCTCGCTGGATCGCGAGTACGACGCCTAAGCCAAAGTTGCTCATCAAGAAGCTTGTTAAGAACACGCCGCACAACGTCATTGTCACGCACGCAACGACTCACGATAATCCCTACCTTGAGCAGCACGTTCGAGACGAACTTTTTGCGGACTATGAAGGCACGCAAATTGGTCGACAGGAACTGTACGCCGAGGTCATGGATCAGGATGAAAACGCGTTGTGGCGACGCGATGACATCGATCACTTCCGTGTTAAGGAAGCTCCTGAGCTTGTACGCGTCACGGTCGGTGTTGACCCATCGGGTGGTGCTGGTGAACAAGGTATCGTCGTCGCGGGTAAGTTCATCATCGATGAGATCGTCAAGGAGCGTAAGCAAAAGCGCTTTGAAGGTTTCGTTCTTTCCGATATGACGTGTCGTCTCGGCCCTGCCGGATGGGGTCGTCGGGCAGTCCAGGCGGCGATTGACTGGGAAGCCGACGACATCGTTGTCGAGACGAACTACGGCGGTGAAATGGCCGTTGTCACAATCCGAGACGCGGCGCTTTCAATGGGTATCACCATTCCCGTGAAAATGGTCGTGGCAACACGTGGTAAGCGTGTTCGTGCCGAGCCTGTTGCAGCACTTTCCACTCGTGGTCAGTGGCATCACGTTGGTACTTTCCCAGAGCTTGAGGATCAGTTGTGCACCTGGACTCCTGAGCTCGATTACTCACCCGACCGACTTGACGCTATGGTGTGGACTGCTTGGCATAACAAGATCGTAGCCACGCGTCCTCGCGGTATGGGTTCATTCGCAGGTGGAGGTTCCATGTCCCGCTCGATCGGATAGCTGTTATGATACGTTAATGGAATCCGAGAGAGGTGACGAAGTGGCTTCGGGCTCAGTTGAGATTGGTGTAAAAGAAATATACGACATTCTGATGATTCTTGACGGTAAGATGGATGCGTACATGCGGGCACAGGAGCCGCAAATGGCGTTGTTCAATCACCGTCTTACGCAGGTAGAAACGAAGATGGATAAGACTGCCGATCGAAGTTGGTTGCTCTACCTCACACTTATCGCATCGGTTGTATCACTGATCGGTACATTTGCACCGATCATCGCGAAGTAAGGATGTGACAATGTCAACCGAGGTACTCTTGGTGCTGATGACTTTGGTCACATACCGCACCGCAAAACTTCTCACGGAGGATGACTTTCCGCCACTACTCTGGCTTCGTAAGAAGCTGACCGATCCATACGCGACTTTGCCTGGTGATCCTATCCGGAGAACGACAAAGGTACCTTACTGGCTTGCCTACCTCTGGACCTGCATGTGGTGCATGCCAGTCTGGACTTCGGCCGTTGTAACGAGCTTGACCGCATTGACCATCGGTGTTCCGGCGCCACTACTCGTCTGGCTCGCGATCGCGGCAGGTGCAAGTTTGATCTCGCACCTTGAGGAATTCTTGACTCGATAGGGGATGTAAAGCGATGGTATGGTGGGATCGCCGTAAGAAGAGCAAGCATGCGGCAGTTGACACCCGTCTCGTTGTGCCATCGCGTGATGAACGTGTTTTGACCGCCGCTGCTCAGACGGTCAACACAATCGCACGGGGTCGCACGCGCATAACGCCAAAGTATGATGGTTGGCAGCGTGAGCTGTGGGATTACTACGACACGCTCGGTGAATTCAACATCTCCGTGACGTGGCGTTCATACATGATCTCGCGCGTGCGGCTTCGTGCTGCAAGGTTGAAGCCCGGTTCAGATGAGCCTGAGATTGTCGATGTAGGTCCAGCGGCTGACTTTGTGAATGAACTTTGTCGTGGCACCGCCGGACAGACCGAAATGCTCGGTTCGCTCTCTGTGTACCTTGATGTGCCCGCTGAGGGCTGGCTTGTTGGTGAGACAACGGGTAACCGGCAGAAGTGGCGTGTCATCTCGAGTGACGAAATTCGACGTCGTGGACGCGAGTATGAAGTCATCTCTGATGAATCAACGGAATCCGATGTCATTTGGCGTACGCTTCCCGTTGCCACTTCATACGTGACACGCATTTGGCGTCCACACAAGCGTCTTCATTATCTACCGTACTCGTCCGCGTACTCCGCGCGTAGCGCGATGCGTGAACTTGAGTTGGTCAACCGACACATTCAGGCACAGTACCTATCACGTCTTGCGTCAGCCGGTCTCATCATTTTCCCCGATGAGATTACTTTTCCTGTGCGTCCTGAATTTATGAATGAGCCTGACCCGTTCATTCGTGAATGGATTGAGACTGCTGCTGAAGCCATCAAGAATCCTGGCTCAGCATCATCGCTGATCCCGCTTCCAATTCGCGTGCCTGCTGAGTACGTGGAGAAGGTAAAGCACATTGACTTCACGCTTAAGATGGATGATAACATCATCGCAAAGCGTGACTCGGCTCGGAATCGTTTGGCTTCACAAATTAACGTCCCAGCCGACCTGCTCTTCCAGGCAGGTGACGTCAATCACTGGGGATTGTGGCAGCTTGAAGAAGGTGCCATTCGTACCTACATCACGCCCGATGTTGAGATCATTACTCATGGTCTCACCACCGGATACTTGCATCCGCGTATGCGTGCTGCTGGCATCGAAGATTACGATGACTGGGTTGTTTGGTATGACGCATCTGAATTGATGGTGCGGCCAGACAAGTCGGACAATGCCAAGGATGTGTACGACCGCTTCGAGTTGTCGGGTACTGCTCTTCGTCGTGAAACTGGCTTTGACGAGGATGATGCGCCTGACGACACTGAGCTCGCTAACATGATCCTTAAGAAGCTGGCAACAAACCCGACTCTTGCCATTCAGGCATTGCAGGAACTCACTGGCATCAAGCTTGAAGAGCCAGCGAATCAGGCAGCTGTTTCTACCGAAGGTCCAGTGGTGACTGGCTCTGAGTCTGATGGCGATAGTGGTGCATCAAACGATGGGCCACCGAACACTGGAAACGATGAACCACCTGCGCCTGCCGCATTGGCTGCTGAGCTTGAGCGTATTGCAATTGAAAGCGTGTTGCCTAAGCCCGCTGGTTCATTGATTCCAAGTCCTGTGCCATTCGAATCACTCTCGTCTGAAAACCGTGCGTTTGCAATCATGCAGGCTGGCATGCGTCACGTGATGGAATTCACGATTGACAGCTGGCGGCTTAAGCATCCACTTATTTGCATGGAGAAGCAATTCTCCTGCCCGTTCACGCATGCCAGTTATGAAGGTGTGCGATTCCGCCCTGGGACAAAGGGTGATTACGAGTGCTTCCTCACTGACCGCGGCGAGTTGTCCATCGGGCAGCGACTCATCAATCACGACGATACACGACTTGTCGCGAATCCGAGGAAGGTAATCAATGGTACACGTCTCGGGTCCTAGTCTTGATCAGCTTGATGATCGTGGTGATCGATTCGCTGCTGATATTAGGCGCACGATTGCTAGGATCGTCAATATCACTATGCCTAAGGTGGGAGACATCAATGATCTCGCGATCATTCGAACCCACTGGACCTCTGCTGTCAACGACGCGCTGATTGAACACCTCCGTAACGCGTGGGTTGACTCGGCTGACGACACCTACGGGAAGTTGACTCAAGCAGTTGCTCGAGTGACTCAGGCCCAACCACAGCAGTCTCAGCCAGTTGCGCTCACTGCTGCGTTTCTTGTGCCGAAGGTTGTTAGTCGTCTTGCTGAGTTGTTTCTTGAGAATGCGATTAACCGACTTGTCTCTATCGGTGATCTCGTGTGGAACGTCGCACGCCAGCAGATGCTGATTGGTATGCAAGCCGGTGAAAGCATTACTATGATTCGTCACCGTCTCATGAAGACAACTGAACTTGCTTCACCACGTGCTGAGGTCATTGCACGCACCGAGGTGATTGGTGCGAGCAATGCCGGTTCATACGCTGAAATGAAGGCTACCGGACTTAATGCGACGAAGGAATGGATTGCGACGACCGACAGTCGCACGCGTCCTTCGCACGAACACATCGATGGTGAAGAAGTTGGCATCGACGATAAGTTCATCGTTGGTGGGTATGCTATGTCGTATCCTCACGACCCCACTGGACCGCCGCAAGAAACCATCTCTTGTCGCTGCACGCTAGGTTGGGACATTCCCGATGAGGAGTTCTTGATGATTGACGGTGAACCACTAGCGGCGGCAGCGACTGCGTTTCACTTGCGTGGTAGGCACGATCAGAAGGATCATGGTCGTAAGGGTCTTCGTGGTCTTAATGCTGGCAAGTCTCTTAAGATTACACATGGTCTTGTGCATAAGAAGCAGGCTGACGGCTCGATTATCGCTGTCACAAAGGACGGCAAGAAGCACATCCTGTGGGAAGGCAACAAGTATCACCTTCGTGAGAAAGATGACAATGGTCTGTGGCAGACCAAGAAGACGGTCATCAAGTCAAAGGCATACAAGGAAATCAGTGATTTTGCTTCTGACTGGCACGAGCCAGATCAGGAAAAGCCTGGTGACAAGAAGACAGATGATGGTGACAAGAAGGTCACCACTGATAAGAAGACTACACCTATTCCAGCAGCCGCACCGACACCAGTCGCTACTGACACAGCATCTGGCGCACCGCTTAAGATCACGCACGGGCTTATTCACAAGAAGCACGCTGATGGCACGACGATTGCTGTCAATAAGAATGGTGATAAGAAGGTCACCTGGAATGGCAAGTCATACGATCTCGATAAGAAGCAGGCCGATGGGTCATGGAAGACCGAGAAGACGGCCATTAAGTCGAAAGCCTACAAGGAAGTTAACGACTTTGACTCGGCGTGGCATGAGCCGGTAGCCAAGGGTGATGACACCGAACTTCCTTCTACACGGAAGACACCTGCACCAGCAGTGAAGTCCGTTAAGTCTGCAGCAACGACTTTGCCGAACGATGTCAAATATATCAAGCCAGGCAAGCAAATCAATCTTGATCAGCAGTATCTTGATACACATGAGTTTCCTGACGATTCGGTCATTGCCATTTCTACGTTCGGCACCAAAAAGATTACTGCACATGGTGATAAGATTTCTTTTCACCACATGGACGCGAAAAATAAGTGGGTAAAGAATAACGAAACATCAATGAGTGATGCACAGGCTGCGATCGATAAAGCGGATGCTTATTGGCATGAGCCTGTCGCTGTGTCTGTTGGTACGCCGAAGAGTGATAAGAAGTCACCAGTTCCAGCGGTTACGCCTAAGACGACGCCCATTCCGATGGAAAAGGAGTTGATTGAGGCAGATAAGCCTCTTAAGATCATAGATGCATTGTCTGGTGATGTGCCAGAGTATTCGACAATTGCTGTGACAAAGGACGGCAACTATCGAGTCGTTTCACTCAATGGTAAGTACTTTGAAGTTCAGAAGAACAAGAAGGTCGGTGGTTGGGGACCTCTAACATCGTTTGAAAAGGGAGATGAGTACAGCGACATTGTGTCGCTCAACAAGGAGTGGTACACACCTAAGCTAGCAACACAAAAGACCAAGACTGTTCCGAGCACATCGCCAATGACTGCTGGCGAGCCGATCGACATTACACAAGATATGTTTAAGGACGTTAACTTCCCGCCTAAAACAGTGTTGGCAGTTAACGAAGATGGTACGAAGCGTATCATGAGATCTTGGAATGACACGATTGCAGTCCAAGAGTGGAATGCAGAATTTGGAGTTTGGACCGGATCACAGTGGCTTACTGATGGCAAAGAAGCCGAAGAAGTCTCAAAGCTTAACATTAAGTGGCATGCGCCTGTCGAGACAGGATCAAAGGCAACTGCACCAAGTGCACCAGGCGCGCCAAATGTAAGTACACCAAAATCAACGCCTACGGCACCATCTAAGACGATTGATAAGTACGCGCCTGTGGAACCAGGCAGACCCATTACGCTAGCGCAAGAATTCTTTTTTCAAAATTACCCGGCAAATAGCACAATCGCAGTTACACCTGATGGCAAGACAAAAATTGCCTGGGGTAATAATGGTAAGTATGAAATTCTTGAACTTGATGAAAAAAGTGGCACTTGGTTCGTTACCGAGAATGCCAATCAGTATGGTGCACTCGCAATGGCGCAAAACTTTTCTATTGAGTGGCATGAGCCAGAAAACGCTAGTCCGTCTAGCATAAACACACCGGGTAATTCATCTACTTCAACTAAGTCGGCTAATAAACTAAAGCATGTGTATATGGGCAACAAGGCGTTGCTCGACCAGCCGGTCACTCTTACACAGGCAACGTTTGAAGATTCATATCCGTCTGGTTCTGTAATTGCGATGAATGCTTTTGGCACGTATCAGCTTACACGTGAAGGAGGAAAGTTCAAGATACGTGCTAATGATGGTAAAGGTAACTGGATCGTCGTCCAGGAGAGTGATAAAGACGGCGCGTTTAAGATGGCAGATAGCTTTGCCGCAGACTGGTGGTCAGTGAAAACTGATGTCAACTCAGTCACGGAAAATTATCCTGTGTCTGCTCCATCTGCTCCATCTGCTCCAAGTGGACCAAAGACGTTTACACCTTTTCAGAAGGCGTATGTCCAGTCGATTTTCGGCAGTAACGGTGTGAAATGGCACACTGACACGAAGAAGATTTACGATGCTGCACTTGAAGTGTCGAAGAAGGATTCTTCGTTGTCGATGGCCGATGCACTCGACATCATGGATCAGTCACTTCTAAAGAAGACTGATAATCCATTTGCCACAAAGATGAACAAGTTCCTGAGCACCAAGGCAGGAATGAAGTACGCGCAGGAGAAGGGTGGCTCTGCGCCGGTTGGCTCAGTCACACCAAGCGTAGCTGCTGCATCAAAGTCTTCAGTCAATATCCCAAAGTCAAATTTGCCGGCAAAAAATCTTACGAAGGCATCGGCGACTAATATGCAGCAAAGGATGGATCTACTTAGCCCACCCCCCTGGACTGCCACACAGCGGGCTGCACTTAAGAACTACACCGGTGGCTCGTACACTGAAATCAATAAGTGTGCGCGCGGAACTGGTGCATGCTCACCGGCCACAATCGCTAAGATCAAGCAGATTAAAGCAGCGATGAAGCCGAGCACTGAGAACATCAAGCTCTATCGCAAGACCAATTTGGCTACGTTTGGCGTTACTTCAAACGAGCAACTTGAAGCTCTCGCTGGTAAGACAATTCGTGATGATGGTGTCATTAGCACGAGCATTGTCGAGGGTACGTGGTCAGGACAAGTTCATCTCAAGATTGAAGCGCCAGCAGGATCCAAGATGGCGTGGGTCCAGCCGATCAGTCACTACCCGAATGAGAATGAATTCGTTCTCGCGCCGGGCACTGAGTTTGAAGTGATCAGTGTAGAACCCCACTGGTCTGAGCCAAATCAGCGAGTCATGAAGGTTCGCATCGTACCAGGGAGTGGCACGCCGTGACGACACCTGAAAAGCCGCCAACTTCACTTGAAGACCCTGATGCGCAATCGTTCTATGTTGTTGAGAATGATGATCAGGGCTTCACCGACGAGCAAATTGCAAAGTGGCTCAATGGTGAACCACTTGATGCTGTCACGGCGGCCGCAAACGAAGATAAATTCACGGGTGGAATGATTGCGCTCATTCCTACTGATGCTGACATCACTCGTCTTGCACTGGACGGTGAAGAGCCACCTGAGGATTTGCATCTCACGCTATGGTATTTGGGCGATGAGGAAATCAACATCGCGCAGCGGCTGCGTATTCTTCACGGTGTTGTGCATGCCACAGAGGGTATGCCTGTCATTCGTGGAAATGCATTTGGTGCAGCACATTGGAATCCAGAGGGTAAGTCACCCGCATGGGTTCTTAATGTGGGAGACGCAGAAGATAATTACGTGTGGAATCTTGCACACGCTCGTGGATTGATCGTTTCAAACATCGTAGGCTTTGATATGCCTGAACAGCACACCCCATGGCAACCTCATATTTGCATCGCCTACTCAAGCGCTGATTTGCTTGATGAAATCAGCGAGCGTGTTGGTCCGGTGACGTTTGACCGAGTGCGAATCGCGTTTGGCCACGAGATCACTGACATCAGGCTGCATGATGATTTGGTGGTCACTGCAGCAGGTGGTAAGTCCGGTGATAAGAACAACCTTAAGGATTACTGGACGAAGGACCCAAGAGGACTTGCTAAGTGGGTTGACCACCCGCATCCATGGACGGCGCTTTATGGCCACCTCAAGAAGTACATGCCTGACGAGATGGCTAAGCGTGTCACGTCAGAATGGTATCACGAAGTAAAGGGGCACTGGCCGAATGAAGGCAAGAAAGGTAAATGAGTAATTAAAGATCTCGCTGTAACGTGGAATCCAGAATGGTAACCACTCGTTGATATACTAACATCATCATCAGGAGGTGGACCCGTGCCGTGGCACATTGTTGAGAACAGCACTGAGTGCGAGAATGGCGAGCCATTCGCAGTCGTGCAGGACGACACCGATGAAGTAATGGGGTGCCACGACACCGAGGCGTCCGCGCAGGAGCACATTGCCGAAATGGCTGCCGCAGAAGGCATGCCAGAATCGTCCGGTGGATACAGTGCGCAGCAGATGGCTTTCGCCAACTCGAGCATCATTCCTGATGGTCATGTCCGTGTTGGTGATGGTTCACTGATGACGCAAGCTGAATTTGAGGCTGCACGACGGTGGCGTGGTACGCTTGTGGTGGAAGGCGTCACCACGGGAGATGGCCGTGAGTTCTCGCCTGAAGCACTCCAGTGGGTTGACACACCGCTCATTCGGTGGCAGAAGGAAACTGCACATGGCGGACAGCATGATGTCACTGTCACGGTGGGTCGCGCTGACAATGTGTGGCGCGACGGTGCAAACATCGAGGGTGAGGGCATCCTTGATATCGTAAGTCCAGATGGCTTCGAGATCTATCGCCGTATGAAGGAAGGCTTTGCTGGCGGCATCTCCATCGACGCTGATGACATCGGTGACGCTGATGTCGAAATGGTGTGGCCTTCTGATGTAGAAGATGCCGGCAACTCACTCAAGATGCTCTTGCAGGGCAAGCCGGAAAAGATGATTTTTCATGGCGGTCGTGTTCGCGCGGCTACCATCGTTGACATTCCTGCATTCGTCGAGGCGAAGATTTCACTTATCGGAAATGACACCGTGGCGCTTGCTGCCGCTGCTGGCATGCCGGTCACTGGCATGCCGATGAAGAAGCCGACGTACGCACTCGTTCAGCACACCACGGCGTTGTCTGATGCCCCCTGGACCTCGCCTCGTCAGACTGGCATGAAGCGTACCGCACCGCTTGGTGCGTATGCTTGGGGCCGCGGTGACATCGCGTTGCTGCTGCATCACGAGTTGTTCGATGATGGCACCGTAGGCGCAGCCAACATCACCGCTTGTTCATCCGCTATTGCGGAGCTGGCCAACTCGCGGGGTCTGATTCCAGAGACCGATGAACGCATCGTCTACGAGCATCTGGCTGGCCATCTCCGTGAAGCTGGCTTGACGCCTCCACCGTTCCCGCGTCTTGACGCACTTTCGGCATCGGCTGCGTCACTTGATGATAGGCGACCGCCGAAGGAATGGTTCGAGAACCCGGGACTTAAGGTTCCTGTCGGAATCACCATCACTGACGAAGGTCGCATCTACGGCCACGCCGCGCAATGGGATTCGTGCCACATCGGTTTTGATGACATGTGCGTGCAGCCTCCCGTTGAGAACTCGCACCCATACTTCATGACCGGTGAAGTGATCACCAGCGATGGCACTCGTGTTCCGGTTGGCCAGATCACTGTTGCGACCGGACATGCGCCGTTGACTATGCGTGCGTCAAAGGCTGCTGAACACTACGACCACACGGGTAGCGCGATTGCTGATGTCGCGGTCGGTAATGATGACATCGGCATTTGGGTCGCAGGCGCGATTCGTCCTCATGCTGAAATGGCACGTGTGCATGATCTTCGTGCATCGGGTCGTGTAAGTGGTGACTGGCGTCGCATCGGCGGTGAACTCCGCATGGTCGGCTTGCTTGGCGTGAATGTGCCAGGCTTCGCACTTCAGACTCGTGCGCGTGTTGCGTCGGGAGTTCCACAGTCACTCGTTGCTGCCGGACTCACGACCATCGGAAATGTTGCTGTGTCTGTCCCGGACGATGAAGACCAGGACTCTGCGGCAATGAAGCGTGTCCTTGTAATGCTTAAGACTCGAGTGCATGGTGGGGGTGAATGATATGTGTAATTGCCGCAAGAACAAGAAGATCATTGTTCAGCCGACTGAAGAGCAGGTCCCTGCACCCGCTCCGCAGCCTGTTCCTCAGCCCACGGTCTAGAACTTTCAGATCATTCTTCGCGATGGGGACGCCTATTGTTCCCATCGCGAAGAAAATGTTGCACGACGGTACTACTTTGATACGCTACGGAGAGAAAGCGCGCGGACGTCCGCTCGCCCTCAAGAGGAGGCTTGAATGTCAGGGAAGCCTGAGGAGCTTGTGAACGTTCCGCAGGATCTCACGCTCATCACCGATGACTCGGAGCTCTCGGCTCTTCAGGTCCAGGTGGTGGCTGAGTTCGATCGCGTTCAGGGGCTCGACAGCGTCACTCCGGAATCGCTTCAGTACGCGATGAAGCTCACCGATGGTCTCGATCGCATTCGTGCCGAGCTCGCCGTTCGTGAATCTCGCGCGGAGACGCTGGCCAACATCGAGAAGACCAAGATGCTCGCCACGGCCGACACGCTTGCGGCTCGTGTGCATGGCAACAAGGGTCCTGACGGCAAGCCTCTTGAGGCACAGCAGCCGATGGACGCTGACAGCATCGCTGCGGCGGCGTCTCGCGGTACCACGCAGGCTCTCATCCAGGTGATGGGTGAGCGCATCGGTGGACGAGGCAACCTCGTTGCCGCTGGTCGCGGTGGTGCACTCGGTGACGCGCAGAAGTTCGCGCCGGCCGGCTCGACTCCGCCCAAGGCGAAGCTCGCGATCACCGCAAGCGTCGACATTCCGGGTGTGGCACGCGGTGACAGTGTGAGCAACCTCGACGGCCTCGTCGATGTCTTCACGCGCAAGGCGAAGAGCATGCCGGTCACGTCCGGTAATGCGAATCAGCAGCTCGTCGCGACGGTGCGAAACGAATTCGAGCACACCGTCGATGACCGCACCAACCCGGGTCAGATCGAAGAGCTCTTCCGTCATCTCACCTCGGATGACAAGAAGGATGCGCTCGTCGCTGCTGGCGGTTGGTGCGCGCCGTCTGAGGTTCGCTACGACTTCTTCAACGTCGCCTGTGAGGCTGGTCTCATCGACTTGCCCACGTTCGGTGTTTCTCGCGGTGGCATCCGATTCCCGACTTCGCCGTCGCTGGCTGACGTGTTCGGTGGCGCATTCGGTGGCTTCTCCACCGGCTTCAGCGTCACGTCGAACCCGTGGCTCTGGACCGAGGATTCGGACATCGCGGCTGTCACCGGTTCGCCGGAGAAGCCCTGCATCCGGGTCCCCTGCCCGTCGTTCAACGAGGCTCGCCTCGAGTGCTACGGTGTCTGTCTCACGGCTGGCAACCTGACCGACGATGCATACCCGGAAGCGACGTCCAACTTCCTGCGCCTGCTCATGTCGGCCCACGCGCACGCCATGAATGGCCGTTACCTTCAGCTCATGTCGGCTGCCTCGACGGCTGCGGTGTCGACTGGCTCGTATGCGGTCACTGGTCAGCCGGTTTACCAGCAGGTCTACGGTGGCATCGCACTTGCCGCGACCGACTACCGTGCGCGCTACGGCATGTGTGAAGAGGACATCCTTGAGGTCATCGTACCCTACTGGGTGCGGGCTGAAATTCGGGCCGACCTCGCGTGGCGCACTGGTGTCATGCCGGAGCAGGTCTCGAACGCTGAGATCGACGCGCACTTCAACGTCATCGGCGTTCGGGTCCAGTGGGTCAACGACTTCCAGGTACGCGGTGCCGGGCAGTTCGGAAACGCCACTGCGATGACCGCATGGCCCACGTCAGCAACGATCATGGTGTACGCGGCCGGGACGTTCCTGCTTGGCAACGGTCTTTCCCTGGACCTGGGTGTTGTCCGTGACTCCGTGCTCAACGAGACGAACGACCACACCGCTGCCTGGTCGGAGGAGTGCCACCTGATCGCGAAGGTTGGTCACGAATCCCGCCGCTACACGATCACCTTCGCTGTCAACGGCCGTACCGGCTCGGCCAACGGCACGGGCGCGACCAACCTGTAGGTTCGGCTGATCGCATCCACTAACGCACAATCTCGGAGGAAGGTGAACGCAGGTGGCTGGACCTCGCCTGGATGTTGAGCCACCTGTGTTCACCCCACAACCGTATGGCCTAATGAGTGTTGTTCAGCTTGTGTCGGATAGCACTCCACACTGGCAGAACGGCATCACCTGGGAATCGCGCTGCATGGATCCCATGGGTGCGTCGACATATGACGAGTGCATCGCTGTCACGGGCATTGAGGGGTCTCCGCCTGAGCCGAGTGCGAAGACTGAAAATGTCCAGTTGATCGACCGTGGTGCAACACCGTTCACGCCATACGTCAAGTTTGAGTGCTCGCCCGTAGGCGTCTCTGATGCGCAGAAGATTGCTACCGATGCGCTGGCCAGGAGCGAGACTTGGCAGGTTGAGCGAGCGTTCTGGACCGGTCTAGTGGACGGTAAAACCATCGCGTTCCCGCATCTTGCAGCGAACGCTGAAGTTGATGATGCACAAGGCATCATGCTTCAGTCAGCTGCCACAATCGTCACAGGTTCACCGGTTGACATCGCCACCGGCTTGGGTTTGCTTGAACAGCAACTCGCCAACTGCTATAACGGTGTTGGCATCATTCACGTGACCGTCGCTGCACTACCGACCCTTGACGCATGGGGTCTTGTGAAGGCAACGAACGGTATTCTTAAGACGCAAAACGGAAACCTCGTCGCTGTGGGAGCTGGGTACACCGGCTCTTCGCCTGCAGGCGTGACAGCACCCACGGGGCAGTCGTGGATGTACGCCACTGGCGCCATCATGATGCGACGTGGTGAAGTAAAGATCAACCCCCTCCGTGACTCGATTGACCGGGCAAACAACACGGTTGAGATGATTGCCGAGCGCACGTACGTACTTGGCTGGGATTGCTGTCACGCAGCGGTCCTGGTCGATATCGGCGTTTCCATTACCTAGGAGTAACGACATGGCTGGAATTTGCGCAGCTCCTATCAAGGGAACGCACCTGCGCCTCGTCAAGACTGACGACTGTGGTATCCCTGTTACGGGTGCATCATCTCTCGTCATCGTCACCAAGGGTTTCGTCCAGGTTGAGATGGAACCCGACTACGAAGAGGGCGAAGAGTTCTTCGAGCGCAATGCTGATGGTGAAGCATGCGTGAATCAGAAGGACAAGCCCACGCTCAAGCGTCTTGGCCTTACGGTTGACTTCTGTGAGGTTGACCCAGTCGCAGCATCAATGGTGCTTTCGGCACGCCTGCTGGACACTGCGGCAGTTCCTGTCACAGGTACTGGTTTTGCGCTCGCTGAGGGTGAGCCTGAGAATCGTTTCTCCATGGAAGTTTGGCAGCGTGTTGCTGGCTCTGGTGCATGTGATGCATCTGGTGTCCAGAGGTACATCTACAACGCGTGGCCGAACGTCGGCAACGTGATGCTGAACACGTACACGATCGAGAACGCTCGATCCACTCTCTCGTTCACCGCAGAGACGCAGGCTGCCTCAACGCTATGGGGTAATGGTCCTGGCACTGGTGCGAGTTGGCTACCTGTCGGTGAAGTTGTGGAAGACTTTGAACACTGGTTGTGGAACATCACCACTGTGGCCCTGCCGACAGCTGCATGTGGGCCGCTCACTCTAACGTAGTATTCATGCGAGAGGTGTGTGATGTTGCGTAAGACTAGCACATCTTACGAAGCATGGAGCTATCAAACAGGCGCACTGTTCGCGGTGCGCCTGTTTGTCATAGCTAATCAGAGCAAGGAGTAGCCCATGTCCGGCTTCGACGATGCAACCGAGCGCGCGATCCTCAACCACGTGTTCACTGACCCGGCGTGGGTCCCGGCGTCCACCCTCTACCTCGGCTTGTCTTCGACCACGCCTACCGACGCCGGAGCAAACTTTACTGAGCCGGCGTCAGGTTCATACGCGCGGGTCTCGACCGCAGCGGCGGATTGGGGCGCGGCAACGGGAACCGCCCCGGCCACGAAGTCGAACACCGCGGTGAAGACATTCCCCACCGCCACGGGTGACTGGCTCTCTGGTGTCAATCTTACATTCTTTGGATTGTTCGAGGCATTGAGCGGTGGAACTCCTATTGTCTTTGGCGCGCTAACGGTGCCTAAGGTTGTGCTCTCTGGTGACACTGCACAATTTGCCGCAGGCGCACTCGTCATCCGACTTGGTGATCCTGGCGACACCTACAGCTAATCGAGGAAGTGAACGACTAGTGGGGAGGAGATGACGTGGTAACTGTCGTTGAAGAACTACACGGTAGCGGTTACACTGACATCATCCTCACCACTGACGGTGTCACCACGCAAATCGGACAATGGCTTGTCGCAGTTCAAGGCTGTGATTTTTATAACGCATCCGACTTGGTGTCACCTAGTCCGGGTACGTGGACATTGCTTGCGGGTGATGGCAATCTCTCATCTGGACATCCACACGTTAAGATTTGGACGCGGCAAGTTACCGTCGCAGGTGCTAATGCTGTCACGTTCGACCAAGCACTTGACTCGGGCAATCATGCGCATCTTCGTGTCCTATCCGGAGTGGATAGCTTTGATGTTGGCGCTGGTTCATTCGGCCCGTCATCAGTGTCGCATGTGTGTCCATCGCTTGTCACAACAGCAAATGGTGATTACCTACTTAACGCCAGCATTGGTCTCACTAGTGGCGGTGCGGCGTTTGACTACACGGCGCCGTCGAACATGGTGGAGACTGATGTTTCCACATTTTCCACCATGGGTTCTCATAATGAGATTCTTGGTGCTGCTGGAGCAACGGGCACACGCACGCATACTGCATCATCTGCTTGTGAATACGCATCAGCAAGTGTTGCCTTCAAAGCATCTACTGGCGCGACTGTTGATTTTGAAGGAACAAGTAACGCTGCTGCCAATGCCGGTGGTGCTGTTGCGATTGAGAGGGCATTCACTGGTACTGCGAACTCTGCTGCCAATGCTAGCGGTGACATTACGGTAAGTAGAGCACTCGCTGGTGCTGCGAACTCTGCTGGCCAGGCGTCTGGAACATTGACGCTTCAAGGAGAGGGAGGGACCGTGACTGCCCCGCTTACGACCGAATACGGTCCCTGCGAGCCGTGGCCTGTTCGCTGGACCTGCGATGTCTCAACGGTGTCGCCAATCATTACTGAGCAAGCTGTCCAGTTTGCGACTGAAGTCATTTGGGCGCTATCAGGACGACAGTTCGGTCTGTGCACTGTTACGCTTCGACCATGTCGACGTGAATGTTTTGATGGTGCGTGGAGTGCATCATATAGTCAGTTCGCAGGGAGTGGTGGCTTCGTTTCACCTGCACTTATTGGTGGACGTTGGTTTAACATCATATGCGGTGGTTGCGGTGATGGGTGTTCATGCAGTCGTGTGTCTGAGGTTGTGCTGCCAGCACCTGTAAACAACATCGTTGAGGTTAAGATTGATGGAGCGCCTCTCGCAACGGGTGCATATCGACTTGACAACGCACGCCTACTTGTGCGCACTGATGGTGGAGAATGGCCCATCTGTAACAACCTCTCGTTGAATGACACTGAGGAGGGAACGTGGTCAATTACCGCAGAGTTTGGTACCCACGTACCCGAAGGTGGCGCATGGGCAGTTGGCGAACTAGCGTGCGAGCTCATTTCTGCGATTGGTGGAAATGATTGCCGGTTGCCTCGTAACATCACGCAGCTTGCTCGTCAAGGTGTGACGATCAGTTTCCCAAGTGTGGTAGAGC